GACCGCCGCCGAAGATACCAAGTTCCTGTTTGATGCAACGCAACAGGCACAGCAGCAGACCTTTAAAGGGTATCAGCCGGGAGCATCGGCACAGCAGAAACCGGGGACAGAAGTTGACCCTTCAAAGATGAACTATGATGAATTATGTGCCTACTTAGCGGAAAACCCGGATACTAAGTTGGGTGAGTAAAAGAAAGGAACGGTGAAAATATGCCAAACGATAAGTTTGATTCTAAGAGTTTTAACCCGCAGGCGTTTAAGTACATGGTCGGCAGAGTTCCGAACCTTCATATGCACGAAATCAAGAAGTCAAAGGCACTTGCGGGCAACCCTGACATCAAAGCAACCCTTGGGGGCGGCACAGGTTACGCACGTATTGCAATGCGTGGTCTGTTGGATGGTGATGCAGTCAACTATGACGGTCAGACCGACATCACCGCAACCAACACCAAAACCTTTGAACAGGGTGTTGTTGCGGTTGGTCGTGCAAAGGCGTGGGTTGAGAAGGATTTCAGCTATGACATCACGGGCGGCGTGGACTTCATGCAGAATATCGCTGACCAGGTTGGTGAATACTGGGATGGTATTGACCAGAACACCATTATTGCAATTTTACAGGGTATCTTTTCCATGACCGGGACAAAGAACCTTGAGTTTGTCAAGAACCACACCTATGATGTCACGGAAAAGGTTGACGGCAAGATGTCCGCAACCACCCTGAACAGTGCAGTGAACAAGGCGTGTGGGGCGAACAAGAAGAAGTTCACACTGGTGTTCATGCACAGTGACGTTGCCACGAATCTTGAAAACCTGAACCTTGTCGCACACCTGAAATATACCGACAAGGACGGTATTCAGAAGGAACTTGACCTGTATACGTGGAACGGCAAGCTGGTTGTCATTGATGACGATATGCCCGCAGTTGCACAGGAAGGTTTCTACATTAAGGCAAAGGCAACGGATGAGGGTGCGTTGGAAGTTGTGGCAGATTCAGCAACACCTACCACAAAGCAGATTAAACTTGCCGATGTAACCCCTGTTGCAGAGAGTTACACCACCCCGGCGGCGGGTGACTATGTTGTGTTCGTGGATGCGTTCACCGAGTACACCACCTATGTACTGGGGAACGGTTCAATTTCCTATGAGGATTTGGGCGTAAAAGTGCCGTATGAAATGAATCGTGACCCCAAGACTAACGGCGGTCAGGACACGCTTTATAGCAGACAGCGCAAGGTGTTCGCACCGTTTGGTATTTCCTATGAGAAAAAGTCACAGGCAAGTTTATCCCCTACGGATGCAGAGTTGAAGAACGGTGCAAACTGGTCACTGGTACATTCCGGTGAGGATGTGGCGGCAAATCGCAGCTTCATCAATCACAAGGCAATCCCGATTGCCCGCATTATTTCAAGGGGTTAAGCCGGGAAAGGTCAGGTGATAGACCGTGTTTGACACCGAAACAGTAAAAGAAAGGTTGAAATCTTTCGGTTATGAGGTCAAGGCGGAAGATGAATTTGCCTTGACCTTTTGTGTTGAAAAAGTACGCAGCACCATTAAAAATGAAATTAACTGGCAAGATGTCCCGGAAGGACTGGAACACATCGCTGTTGATATGGCGGTGGGTGACTTCCTTCTTTCCAAGAAAACCTTTGCCCCAACTGACCTTGTGGGGTTTGATTTGGATTATGCAGTAAAGCAGATTCAGACAGGTGACACCAACACAGTCTTTGCGACTGGGGAAGGGAGTTTGACACCTGAACAAAGGCTGACGACCTTTATCAATTACATTTTATCCTATGGAAAGGCTGAATTTAATTCGTTCAGGCGAATCCGATGGTAAAAGCGATTCAGGCGGCACAGAAAGCCGCAAGAAAGGCGATTGAAGCAACTTATTTTGGTACTTTGAAAGTCACGGAAATGCAACAGGTAACAGATGAAAGGTCGAAGCTGACGAAGGATGAAGAAGTGGTTGTGTTGGAAAATCAACCCTGTAAATTGTCCTTTGAAACCCTAAAAGCCGCTGTTCAGACGGATTCAGCGGCAACTATTACACAGGTCACAAAACTGTTTGTGTCCCCTGATATTTCCATCAGGGCGGGTTCAAAAATCACGGTGTCACAGGACAATGTGACCACAGATTACACTTGCAGCGGTGTCCCGGCAGTATATCCGACACATCAGGAAATCATTCTTGAATTGTTCGAGGAATACGCCTGATGGGTAAAATGGGAAAATTCAACATGGACGGGTTGGAAAAGTTCAGGGATGAACTGAACAAGCTGCAAGACCCGGATGCTTTTGTTGAATCGTGCGCAAAGGAACTTGCCGCCCGATTGCTCCGCATGGTGGTGAAAAGAACCCCCGTGGGCGATTACCCCAAAGGGACAGGAAAGAAAGGCGGCACATTAAGGCGTGGGTGGACTGGTGAGAAAAGGTCATCTGCAAAAGGATATGCGGAATCACTGACGGTTCATCATTTTGGTGATACCTATGTCATTGAGATTGTGAACCCGGTTGAATATGCGTCATATGTGGAATACGGTCACAGAACCCCAAATCATAAGGGGTGGGTCAAGGGGCGGTTCATGATGACCATATCGGAACAGGAACTTGAAAAGATTGCCCCAAGGGTGCTTGAAAACAAGATTAAAAAATATTTAGGGGGATGTCTGAAATGATAAATTCAATAATCGAAGCAATCAGCGTTGCCCTGAATGAAGAATTTGGGGACGGCTACAAAATCCACATGGAAGAAATCAGGCAAGGTTTGAAAGAACCTTGTTTTTTTATTCAGTGTTTGAACCCAACACATGAACTGTTCCTTGGAAAGCGGTATTTACAAACCAACCAGTTCTGCATCCAGTATTTTCCCGCAACCCGTGAGAAACAGAAGGAATGTAACGGGGTTGCGGAACGGATGTCATGGCGTTTGGAGTACATCACAATCTATGGTGAGGACAAGCCGACACGTGGAACAAAAATGAAGTATGAAGTGGTTGACGGCGTTCTGAACTTCTTTGTGAATTATGACTGTTTTGTTTACAGGAGAGAAGAACAGACCGCTATGGAGATTTTGGAGACAAGCACGAATGTGAAGGAAGGTGGTTAATTTGGCGGGAACGAAAAAGCGGGCAACCGTGGCGGCAGTTCAGACCGCTGAACAGGAGTTCAGCAAAGAACAGATTGTTGCGGCTGTGAAATACCGTGATAAAAGGGATTTGGTGGATGCCCTTCTTGATGATAAGAAAAAGTACACCTTTGAAACAGTTGACAACCTGATTGAAAAATACATGAAAGGACAGGTGAAATGATATGGCTTTAGGTGGTGGCAGTTTTACCACGCAGAATAAGGAACTTCCCGGCACATATATCAATTTTGTATCGGCTGCAAGTGCATCTGCCGCCCTGTCAGACAGGGGAATTGCAACAATGCCCCTTGAACTGGACTGGGGCGTTGAAGATGCTGTTTTTGAAGTGACAAATGAGGACTTTCAAAAGAACAGCATGAAGGTCTTTGGTTATGCCTTTGACAGTCCCAAGCTGACAGGTCTTAGTGATTTGTTCATAGGGGCAAAGACACTGTATGCGTACCGTCTGAACAGCGGCGGCACAAAGGCGGCAAATGACTTTGCAACCGCTTTATATGGCGGCACACGTGGAAACGATTTGAAGATTGTCATTCAGGCAAATACAGACGATTCCACAAAGTTTGATGTCATGACCTATATGGGAACGGTCAAGGTCGATACACAGACGGTTGCAAAGGCGGCAGACCTTGTTGCAAACGATTATGTGACGTTCAAGACAGACGCAACCCTTGCAGTCACCGCATCCACCCCGCTGACAGGCGGCACGAATGGAACGGTTGACGGGACTGCACATCAGGCGTACTTGGACAAGATTGAATCCTATACCTATAACACAATGGGCGTTGTGGTTACTGACGAGACAACCAAGAAACTGTATGTTGCGTTCAACAAGCGGTTGCGTGATGAAATGGGCATCAAGTTCCAGTTGGTGCTTTACAACATTGCGGCTGATTTTATGGGCGTTATCAGCGTGAAAAATAAGGTTACTGATGAAGGGGGGTCAGAAGCATCCCTTGTGTACTGGGTTACTGGTGCAGAAGCGGGGTGTGCGGTCAACAAGTCCTGTCAGAACAAGAAATATGACGGTTCATTTTCCGTCAACACCGATTTCACACAGAACCAGTTGAAACAGGCAGTGAAGAATGGTGAATTTGTTCTGCACAAGGTCAATTCGGATGTCCGGGTGCTTGAAGATATTAACAGCATGGTCACGACAACGGACACTTGCGGCGATGTATTCAAGGACAATCAGACCATCCGGGTTATTGACCAGTTGGGAAATGATGACGCTGTTCTGTTCAACACTAAGTATTTAGGCGTTGTTCCGAATAACGCATCAGGCAGAACTTCCCTTTGGTCTGACCTTGTGAAAATCAGACAGGAGTTGCAGACCTTGGGTGCAATCGAAAACTTCAATGATTCTGATGTGACGGTTGCACAGGGCGATACCAAGAAATCAGTTGTTTCCACAAGCGTCATTGAGGTTGTGAACGCTATGGGTAAACTCTATATGACAGTTACGGTTGCGTAAGAAAGGCGGGTGATAAATAATGAATGACAACATTACCATGAAGGCAAGGGACACCGTTGCCGCAAAACTGGCTGAATGTTTCCTGACCATCGGCAGCAGAAGGTATAACTTCATGCAGATGATTGACATGGAAGCCAAGGTTGAAAAGACCAAGACCACAGTTCCCCGCCTTGGTGCTATTATGGCGGGACACAAATCTTGCGGTATGGAAGGTACATTTTCCGGGACTGCACACTATAACCAGTCGGTGCTTAGACAGGCATTGCTTGACTATAAGAACACTGGTGAGGATGTTTATTTTGAAATGCAGATTACCAACGATGACCCTACCAGTGAAGCGGGCAGACAGACAATCATCTTTTATGACTGCAACACGGACGGCGGCGTACTGGCAAAGTTTGACGCTGACGGGGAATATCTGGATGAAGAAATTGAAGGAACTTTTGAAGATTTCTCCATGCCGGAAGCCTTTGCGAACCTTACCGGGTTTCTTACCAACTAAACCATGAAAAACCCCTTGTGTGAGTTTATATAACGCTCATATAAGGGGTTTTTGCTATTCAGCGATAAACAGAAAGGGGACAAGTTAAAATGTCGAAATTTAGCCGCTTTATGAAAGCGAATAAAATCGTGAAATCGAATGAGAAGTATGCACCGACAACCAGCTTACAGGACGAAAATGGGAAGCCGCTTGAATGGGAGTTCAAGCAGATTTCTTCTAAGGAGAACGAAGCGTTGCGTGATTCCTGTACCGTGGAAGTTCAGGTTAAGGGCAAACCCAACCTGTACAGACCGAAGGTGAACACCGCAGCTTACCTTGCAAAGATGATTGTTGCGTCCACCGTATACCCTGACCTGTACGACAAGGAATTACAGGACAGTTACAATGTCATGACCCCGGAAGAACTGCTTTATGCACTGGTTGACAACGCCGGGGAATATCAGGAACTGACCGTTTGGATGCAGAAGTATCAGGGCTTTACCAAGAACCTTGATGACAAGGTGGAAGAAGCAAAAAACTAATTGAAGAAGGGGATGGTGAATCAAACTATGCTTACTATGCCCTTCACAAACTTCACATCTTACCAAGTCAGTTTTTGGAAATGGAAGAACAGGAAAAAGCCTTTGTCATAGCCGCAATAAAAATCAAAGTCGAAAACGACAAGAAGGAAAAGAAGAAAGCGGAAAGCAAGGCGAAGAAAAAACACTAAGAAAGGCGGGTGGTGACAGTGGCATTTATTCAGACAGGGATTGAACTGAATGACCAGTTCAGCGGCGTGTTGAACAATATTGTTAATTCAGTGAACCTTGCGGTGTCTGCTATGTATGATATGCAGCAGAGCATGAACGCCGACATTGACACAAGTAGCATTGAAGGGGCAAGGGATGAAATCAATCAGGCAACCGCAGCAATCAACGCTATGAACGAAGCCTTGAACCATCAGACCGTCCCCGATGCTGTTCCCCCTGTTGTGGATGAAGGGAATCAAGAACCGATTCCCGCACCGATTCAGCCCGTACTTCCTGACCCGCTTGTTGAAAATCCTGAACCTATCAGACCAGAGATTCAGCCAAATGCACCGCCTGAACCTGTTCAGATTCCTGTTCAGTGGGAAACGGACGGGTTAGAAGTATTCACCGGGACAGGGATTGAACGGTTTCAACAGGAAGTTCAGAGTGCAAACGATATGCTGAACACTTTGAATGAAACCCAAAGCAGCATTGCACAGACCGCAAGCGGTATTGATATTTTGCCTGATGCGGCGATGCAGGATATAAATGCAATGGGTCAGAGATTGCAGAGTGTTCAGCAGCGGATTCAGCAGATTGAAAACAACCCGGTGAACATGGGGATAGACACCGCAAATGCAGAACTGGAACGGTTGCGGGCACAGTTGAACATGGCGGTTCAGGAACAAAACGAACTGAACAGGGCTATGGAAGATATGGACATTTCAGCCGCAAACGATGCCTATTTGCGTTTGTCACAGACTGTCAGCGGAACAGAACGGTTTATCAGGGACAATGTTGACGAACAGGGGCGGTTCAATCAGGAAATTCAGGAAGGGACGCAACAGGCAAGCGAACTGACCAACATGATAAAAAATGCGGTCATGGCGTATGTCAGTATTCAGAGCGTTGGAAAGGCGTTGGATATTTCAGATGAACTTGTTCAGACCACTTCACGCCTGAATATGATGAATGACGGATTGCAGACCACAGAAGAACTTGTCAACATGGTTTATGCAGCCGCACAGGATGCCCGTGGTTCATTCAGCCAAATGGCAGATGTTGTTGCCCGGTTCGGTAACAATGCAAAGGATGCGTTCAGCAGTTCGGAAGAAGTGGTTGCTTTTGCTGACCTGATTCAAAAGCAGATGACGATTGCCGGGGCAAGCACCCAAGAAGCGGCAAATGCAGAATTGCAGTTGTCACAGGCACTTGGTTCAGGTGTTTTGCGTGGTGATGAACTGAACAGTATTTTTGAACAAGCCCCTAACCTGATTCAGAACATTGCTGATTACTTGGAAGTTCCGATTGGTCAGATTCGTGAAATGGCGGCTGACGGTGAACTTTCAGCGGATGTTGTCAAAGCGGCGATTTTTGCGGCAGCGGATGACATCAATGCGAAGTTTGAAGAAATGCCTATGACATGGGGGCAGATTTGGCAATCTATGCAGAATACCGCCTTGATTGCTTTTCAGCCTGTCCTTCAAAGACTGAATGACATAGCCAACAGTGAAGCATTTCAGACCTTTGTGAACGGTGCGATTGAAGCGATGGCAACCCTTGCAAATATTGTCTTGAATGTGTTTGAACTGATTGGAACAGTTGGCGGTTTTATTGCTGATAACTGGTCAATCATCAGCCCTATTATTTATGGTGTCATTGGTGCGTTGGCAGTGTATGCAGCTTACCTTGGCATTGTAAAGGCTATTGAAATTGCATCGGCAGCAGCAAGCATGATTCATGCTTTGGCAATGTCTGCAAAGATTGGAATTACTGCCGCACTTACAGGTTCAACGATGGCAGCAACCGCCGCACAGATGGGGTATAACGGTGCTTTGTACGCTTGCCCTATTGTTTGGATAATTCTGTTGATTATCGCACTGATTGCAGTCATTTTTGCGGTATGTAATGCAATCGCAAAGATGACAGGCGTTGCAACGTCTGGGTTCGGTGTGATTTGTGGCGGTGTCAATGTGGTGATTCAGTTCTTTAAGAATTTGGGTCTGACCGTTGCGAACATCGCACTGGGGATTGGCAGCGCAATAGCAGCCCTTGGCTCAAATATCATGGCGGCGTTCCACAATGCAATCAGTTCTGTTCAGGCGTGGTGGTACGATTTACTTTCAACCTGTCTGTCGGTCATTGAAAGCATATGTGCAGCTTTGAATAAGTTGCCCTTTGTGGAATTTGACTATTCAGGCA